GGGATCATGGCTATGAAGTATTCCGCAACTGCGGATGCTCTGGACCAATTGACATTGTTGCTGTAGGCCCTGACGGGAATACGATACTGATAGATGTTAAAACAGCCAACAAAAGCATCGGTGGTAATCAGACTCGCAGTGCCTACGCAAGTCGAAATGTTTTACAAAAACAATTAGGTGTGGTAGTCTTACAGTTTAACCCGGATACCCGGCAACTTAAATTTACAGAGCACAGAGATGAAGAAACTAATATTGGACATCGAGACGAACAGCACACACAGCACGATCTGGATCTGTGTGACGCAGGATGTTGATACAGGAGAAGTACAATGCCACATGGAGCCATCAACTCTAAAGCCAGTAATCGAACAGTACGATCAAATCATCGGTCACAATATCATCGGATTCGATGCTCCAGTGTTGCGGAGACTTTGGAATATTGGGATCAAGAAATCGAAAGCGGTAGACACCTTGATTCTTTCACGTCTTTTGAACCCACAACTCGACGGTGGACACAGCCTGAAGGCATGGGGGAATCGTCTTGGGAACCAGAAGATCGAGTTCGACTTCAATGACTTTGATAGCGGACTTACTGAAGAGATGCGGACGTATTGCATACAAGATGTTAAGCTCACTCGTGATCTTTATAACTGGCTTATGTCAGAATTTAAAAAATGGAAGAATTCATCGCAGAGTATACTACTGGAGCACGACATCGCAGTTCTCTGCAGACAGCAGGAACTCAATGGATTCAAACTGGATATTCCTTCAGCTTCAGTACTTAAGGCTACGCTGTCAGATCGAATGGGTGTACTGGAAGACACTGTTCAGTCTGTATTCCCGCCGATTGTTGAAGAGCGTTGGTCTGAGAAAACAGGGAAGCGACTGAAGGATAAAATCACAGTATTTAATCTAGCATCTCGTAAGCAGATCGGAGAGCGTCTACAGGCTTTAGGATGGAAACCGACTAAACGTACTGAGAAAGGTCAGCCTATCGTTGACGAGGGTACATTAGAGTCTGTGGATATTCCGGAAGCTCAGATGATCGCAGAGTACCTAATGCTACAGAAACGTGTTGCAATGATTGACTCTTGGCTTAAGCACGTACAGGACGACGAACGTGTACACGGTGGCATCATTACCAATGGTGCTGTGACCGGTCGTATGACGCACCGCAACCCAAACATGGGTCAGGTGCCCTCAGTAAACAAACCGTATGGTAAAGAGATCAGAAGCCTGTGGACGGTCGATGAGGGTAATGTTTTATGCGGAACAGACCTTTCCGGGATCGAGTTAAGATGTCTTGCCCACTACATGCAGGATGACGAATGGACAGAGGAGTTACTGAATGGCGACATCCATCAGAAGAACGCTGATGCCGCAGGTATCACACGCCCTCAGGCAAAGACGCTTATCTATGCAACACTGTACGGTGCGGGGCCATCAAAGATTGGCAGTATTGTTGGAGGTGGGGCGAAGGAAGGGAATGAGGTCTTGCATCGTTTTTATTCTAACACCCCTAAGCTCAGAGAACTTATGGAGAAAGTTCAGAAAGTGGCGACAAAAGGGTATGTACCGGGCCTCGATGGTCGAAGAATATTGGTGCGCTCAGAACATGCCGCACTTAATTCACTACTACAAGGATGTGGGGCTATCATTGCAAAGCAGTGGTGTATTGAAGCGCACAAAACCTTTAAGCAACAAAGATTACCTGTACTGCAGGTTGCATTTGTGCACGATGAAATTCAAATTGAAACAGCGGAGAGATATGGTGAACAAGTTGCACAAATCATGTGCGATGCGGCCTCACAAGCCGGGATTACCTTGGGCTTTCGATGCCCAGTAGACGCCGAATCAAAAATCGGTAAAAATTGGTTTGACACACACTAAAAATAGTGTATAATATTAGTATACCACCAACAGAGGAGAATGGTATGGAAAACACAAGCCGCATTAAAGTCAAAGCCGACATCATGTGGGCGTACCTTGATAAGCCAAACGACATGTCTGGCAAGTATCAGGTTGACTTGTGCAACCTTTCTGACGGGGCTGTATCAGCCTTAGAGGGCATGGGTATCTCTGTGCGTCAGAAGGAGGAGAAAGGGTATTTCATTACCTGTAAATCCACCAATCCAATCCGTGCTTTTGACCGTGACGGAGACACCATCGACGGTATCTCAATCGGTAACGGCTCAAAGGCTGTGGCTTTGATTGGCTCTTATAACTGGACCTTCAAGAATAAAGAAGGCGTCTCACCCTCACTCAAGAAGCTCGTTGTAGACGAGTTGGTTGCCTACGAAGGTGATCCCGTTGCCGAACAACTGGACGACGACGACGACATCCTCTAATGCAACACGCTCTGATTGATGCCGACATTCTCAACTATCGTATTGGTTTTGCGACCAATGACGAGCCTGAGAGTGTTGCCATCAGAACTATGGCAGGATTCTTAGAGGATTTGATTCTCTTTGACCTGCCTGAAGTTCAGACGTGGGAATTGCATTTGACCGGTCTCAATAACTTCAGGAACCAGTACGCTGTGACAGTGCCATACAAAGGCAATCGTAAGGGTACTGACAAGCCTGTGCATTATCACTTACTCAGGGATTATTTGGTAAGTTCATGGGGTGCTGTTGTTCACGATGGAATAGAAGCAGATGACATGCTTGCCATCAGAGCAACAGAACTCGGTGACGATAGTGTTATTGTTACATTGGATAAAGACCTTGATCAAGTTGTCGGTTGGCACTACAACTTTGCCAAGAAAATCAAGTACTACATCAAAGAAGATGAGGCGATGCTTAACTTCTATAAACAATTTCTGACAGGAGACACCGTAGACAACATCATCGGTGCTCACAGGATCGGTCCTAAGACCGCCGATAAGTTGTTAAGAGACAAGACAGAATCAGAGATGTGGGCGATTATACTTGAGCATCTTGGCGAAGAACGAGCAATAGAAAATGGACATTTACTGTATATGTTAAGGACGAAAGATGATTACTTCAAAGTCCCGGAATCTGGTAGCAAAGTATAGTGGCAGGTTCAACAGGAAGAAAGTCTTCACGGACAAAAAGAAAGCCTACAAGCGTGGCTACGAAAAGCACCGGCATTACTACTCAATCAGCAAAGGCCAAAGGCAGACGCCTCCAACAAGCTGTGCGAGACAGTGTTCTGCGTACTTTTCCCTCGCTTGAGCCTGACGATGTACGTAGTACCTCAATGGGTGCAGGGGGAGAAGATGTACAGTTAAGCCCTGCGGCACGTAAGTTGTTCCCGTATTCTGTGGAATGTAAGAACCTTGCAAAGATCGCAGTATTCAATTACTATGAGCAAAGTCAAACAAATGCCGGTGATTACGAACCGTTAGTGGTTATCAAGCAAAATCGTTCTAAACCATTGGCAGTGATTGACTTTGAGCATTTTATGGAGTTAATAAAAAAATGAGTGATTTGAATTCAATGGCTAGACAAGTAGCCAATCAGCGTCAGGTAGGCGGTGATCATTATACCCGACAGGACATCCAACCTTGGGAGTATATGCAGGCGATAATGACCAGAGATCAATTTGAAGGATTTCTGTTAGGAAATATTATCAAATACTTATCCAGATATCAAGAAAAAGGCGGAAAAGAAGACATACAAAAGGCCGATCATTATCTTGACAAACTGTTAGAAATCGTGTAAAATAGTAGGTTCGTTTATGACTTTGCATGATCTCATGGAACGATTAAAACAGGTTGAAGAGGTCACGCTGATGGAATTATTAGAAGTTTCTTCAGCAGACCTTGTTGACCGTTTTATTGACAAAATAGAAGAAAAATTTGATATTCTGGAGAATGAAGTAGATGACACAACACCTTGGGATAACGATTGATTATGAAAGAGACAATCGCCTCAGTGAGCAAGCAGTTACGCTTATGCGTGATTACTACATGCTTGAGCATGAAAAGTCTCCTCAAGAAGCCTTTGCACGTGCTTCAGTGGCTTATTGCTATGATGACTTTGACTTGGCACAACGTATATATGACTATGCTTCAAAGGGTTGGTTTATGTTTGCGTCACCTGTGTTATCGAACGCACCTGAACATGGCAGAGGTAACAGGGGCTTGCCTATTAGTTGTTTCCTTACTTACGTGGGGGACAATCTTGATAGTCTTATTGATCATAATGCTGAGGTAGCTTGGCTATCAGTTAAAGGCGGGGGCGTTGGTGGACACTGGGGCGATGTCAGGGGAATCTCTGACAAAGCTCCGGGACCAATCCCTTTTATGAAAGTTGTGGACGCTCAGATGACGGCGTACAAACAAGGCAAAACACGCAAAGGAAGCTACGCCGCATACTTAGATATCAGTCATCCAGATATTGAGGAATTTATTTCCTTCAAAGTTCCTACAGGTGGCGACATCAATCGGAAATGTTTTAATCTTTTTAATGCAGTGAATATCACTGATGAATTTATGGAGAGTGTAATTAATGACACAGAATGGAACCTTGTTGACCCAAACACAGGAATTGTTAGAGATACAGTCAAAGCTCGCAAACTTTGGCAACGAATACTTGAAGCTCGCTTCAGAACTGGCAGTCCTTACATTAACTTTATCGACACAGCCAGAAGGAGCTTACCTGAAGCTCAAAGAAAACTTGGACTCACAATTAATGGCAGTAACCTCTGCAACGAAATCCATCTCGCAACAAGTGAATAACGCACAGCAGTCTGTTGCCTTAGCTCAGTCAACCTCGAAAAATACGACGAGTGGAAATCAAGCGGCATGGTTGGAGACCTTATCCGATTCTTGGACAACGTGCTTCAATACTTTATTGACAACGCACCAGAAGAACTTGGAAAAGCTGTATACTCAGCTTACAGAGAACGTTCAATCGGTCTCGGAGCAATGGGGTTCCACGGATACCTACAAAGCAAAGGCATAGCGTGGGAGTCATGGCAAGCGGCGAGTGAGAACTATGCAATCTTCAAAGACATCAAAGCCCAAGCTGTCGAGGCAACCTACTCGCTCGCTGTGGAGCGTTTTGAATGTCCTGATGGAGTGGGTTATGGTGTTAGAAATATGCATTTGTTGGCTATTGCTCCTAACGCTAATTCTAGCATCTTATGTGGGTGCTCTGCTTCTATTGAGCCCCGTATATCAAATTGCTATGTGCATCGTACTCGTGCCGGTAG